AACAATGGTAATACCGACTTTATGTTTTACAACAATACTGGTGATAATCTATTTTATCTAAGAGATTTAACTAATGCACAAATGTTGCAAACTTGGACTACAAGTTCAACTACTATACATAAACCACTATACGTAACTGGAGACGTAAGAACATCCGATGGTACCGCAGCAAATCCAGCGTTTCGTTTTACTAGTGACACCAATACTGGTATGTATAGGTTAGGAGATGATGATTTAGGTTTTAGTGCTGGTGGTTCATTGAAGTATGGTATACTAAATGGACTAAATAGATTTTATTCTAATGTAGTAGTTGGTCCTAATAACAACAACTCTAAACCATATATACAATACAAAGATGGATATGATACAGCATCTACTCCTAGTTATTCTTGGTACTATGATAATGGTTGTGGTATGGGACACCCAGCTGGTAGCACTATAGCTTTTAGCACAGGTAGTAATGAAAGATTAAGAATTAATAATTCTGGGTTAACGGTTACAGGAGATATTGGTGTAGATGGACATGTAACTTTACAATCAGGACATTATTTTACAGCACATAATGAATCAAGCTATGCTAAGTATAGAATGTATGGAGGTAGTAGTGCCTATGCTATAGGTATGTATTCGGGTAATGCTTTTGGCGGTTTAAATGATTGGGCTATGACATTTACTTTTAACGATGAAGCTGATAGAGGTTTTTTATGGAGAGATACTTCTCATAGTCAAGGTCAAGGAGCTATGTCTTTAACAACTAATGGTAAATTAGCAGTAGCACATAGTACAAGAATTGGTTATGGAGAATCAGATACAACAACACCAGGAGCAACTTATAGATTAGATGTAAGTGGTAGTATTGGAGCAACAGCAGATGTAGTAGCTTATATATCATCAGACAAAAGATTAAAAGACAATATTAAAAATATTGCAAATCCATTACAGAAATTAGAAAAACTTAATGGTGTAGAATTTGACTGGAACGACAAACAAGACTTGTATGAAGGACACGATATTGGTGTTATAGCACAAGAGGTAGAAGAAGTATTACCTGAGATTGTGGATACAAGAGAAGATGGTCATAAGGCAGTTAAATATGATAGAATGGTTGCTTTATTAATTGAAGCAGTCAAAGAACAACAACAACAAATAAACGAACTCAAGGAGAAGTTAAATGGCTAAAGTAATAAGTGCAGCAGTAGCTGTAGAATCACCAGATCCAGGGAAAATGGTTTCAATTAAACATACTAGAGTAATGAAAAATGCAAATGGTAACGATGTTACTGTGTTGGATTATGAAGAAACTAAAGATGTTGATAGTGCTATATCAGATGCAGAAGCAATAAAAGCTAGATTAGAAGCTGAATTAGTAGATGTAGAAGCTGAAATAGTAGAATACCAAGCAATTAAAGACGCTGAATAATACATGGGTTTACCAGCAATAGGAACAACAAACTTCGGTATAGGCAATCAAGGTGCTGATATTAAAACAGGCACGGGTTGCAATCAAAGTACCAATTTAAGTTTAAAAGGCTTAATGATTGGCACTGGAGGACTTACGTTTGCTTCTTCTGGTGGACCTTGTGTAGATATGGACGGTGGGAGTCCACCGCCAACAATAGGAGATGCACCGTACGCAATGAGTGAAGTAAGAGGATTATTTCATGATGACGACCCAGGTGGTGGCGGCGGAGGCGGTCCACCTCAACCGTAGGAAAAATTATGAAAGTAAGTGAATACAGAGAACAAATGGCTGAAAGAGTTGCTGTAATAGAAGCTCAAGTAATTGATATTTATCACGATATTAAAGAGATTAAAGAATTAGTTAAAGAGCAAAATGGTAGAGTACGTACCAATGAACAAAACATTGCACGTATTACTGCTGTTGGTATTGTTATAGCAATGGTATTAGGCTTATTATAGGGGATAACAATGGAAGTAAACAAAGATAGTAAGTTTACTCTAAGTATAGAGACTGCTATAAGTATAGCTGTTTCAATATTTATGGTAGTAGGTTTATGGTTTAATTTGCAAGCTGATATAGAGGAAGCTAAAGAATTACCAGAGCCTCCTGTAAGTAGAACAGAGTATGACTTAAAAGACCAAATGATTCGTAATAGTATTATGAATACAGAAGATAAAGTAGAGGCACTTGAAGATAAGGTAGATGACATTAAAGAAGATACCAGAAGCATCAATGAAACTTTACTTAACATGAATAACAATTAGGATGGATTATGCAAAAGTTGATAAGTATGTGGTTATTGGGACTTGGGTTATTTACCTCGTCGCTATATTCGCAATCAGTATCTTTGGATAGTTTTCAGCAGATACAAGCATTAAACATACAGAAGTGTGCAGTAGTGCAAGTAAATGCGTCTTGGAACTATCAAAATAGAGTTAATTTAACACAGCTAAATAACCTGTGTTACATTGCAGAAATAGATATTGAAAATAAAACAGTTGGTGCTGTAATAGTAAAAGAATGGAATATAGATATAGTTCCTACTATTATAGTATTAAAAGAAGGCGTAGAAGTAAAAAGATTTGAACCTGGTATTTCTATGAGTTTTGATGAAAAAACTATTATAGAAAGTATTAGGAAAGAAGTTAGATAGGTGTTATATTAGACATCATGCGTAAAGTATTCGGAAATAATGCTAAAAAACACAGCAATGGAAAGAAGAAAACACGTCAAGGAATGTCTAATAATACCAAATACGGAACTAAAACTAGTAGTAAATACTATAAAAAGAAAAGTAGAGGACAAGGATAATGGCTAGACAAAAAGATTCAAGACTTACTAGAGCTGGTGTATCGGGTTATAATAAACCTAAACGTACTCCTGGTCATCCTACTAAATCGCACGTAGTAGTAGCTAAAGTAGGAACACAAGTAAAGACTATACGCTTTGGTCAACAAGGCGTTAGTGGTGCTGGTAAAGCTCCTAAAACCGCAGCTGGTAAAGCACGTAGAAGAAGTTTTAAAGCAAGACACGCTGAGAATATAGCTAAAGGCAAAATGTCTGCAGCATATTGGGCAAATAAAGTTAAATGGTAAAAGGAGGGCATTATGCCACAAGGTAAAGGAACATACGGTAGTCAAGTTGGTAGACCACCAAAGAGAAAGAATAGTACTGACAATTATGCACAAACACAAACAGGTAAGGGACAAAATAGTACAGATAATATGAATGATGGAGCTATTGATAGAGCATTAACACCAAAGCAACGTATTGCTGCAGACTTAGTTCAACCGAAAAAACTTAGAGAAATGAAAACAAAAACAAAAACAAGAAAAGCTCGTGTTTTAAAAAGTCAGGCTTTAAAGAAGATTAAAAGCATGAAAACAGATAAAAACGTAAAAAAACGTAGCAGATAATTAATGCCAAAGAAAGCTAAATCAAAAGTAAACCAAGCTGGTAATTATACGAAACCATCAATGCGTAAACGATTGTTTCAAGTGATTAAAGCTGGTAGTAAAGGGGGAAGGCCTGGACAATGGTCTGCTCGTAAAGCACAGATGCTTGCTAAGCGATATAAAGCAGCAGGTGGAGGTTATAAGTAATGGCATTAGCTAAGTCACAACAGAGTTTAAAAAAGTGGACTAAGCAAAAGTGGGGAACAAAGTCTGGTAAAAAGTCATCAGAAACTGGTGAACGTTATTTACCTGATGCTGCAATTAAAGCATTAAGTGATAAAGAGTACGCAGCTACTACACGTAAAAAAAGAAAAGATACTAAAAAAGGAAAGCAACATTCTAAGCAACCTAAAAAAGTAGCTAAGAAAACAAAAGCTTATAGATAATAACATAATAGGAGACCACTAACAATGGCAAAAGAAAAAACAGTAGACCTAAAACAAGAAGCACAAACTAAGATGGAATCTATGGTTGAGCAACATAATACACTTGTACAGGAATTACAAAGTGCTAACGAAAGATTAGCAGAAGTTAAACAAATGATTATTGAGCACCAAGGATATATGAAAGGCCTTGAAGCTTGTGAAAAAGATTGTGAGGTAAAATAATGGGACCAATTTTAGGTAAGTTATTAGCAAAACTAGGTACTGAAAAAGTATTGAAAGCTATCGTACTACATTTAGGAGAACACTTAGTTTCTAAGTCTTCAAATAAATTAGATGACAAGTTGTTTGCAGAAATTAAAAAAGCATTAAAATAGGAGGTTTCATTGAAACTTAAAAAACGTGGTATCGTAATACCTGACCAGCATTATCCATTAGAAGATAGAGCTGCAATAGAATGTGTTAAGAAAGCAATACTAAAAGTTAAACCAACAGTGTTTGTAAATCTTGGAGATGTTGGAGAATGGGAATCCTGTTCTGCTTGGAAGTATAAAGATAAGAAGCTACCGCCTTTAGAGTTTCAACTACCTTTAGTAGATGAAGAAATAAGGTTAGTGAATGAAGGATTAGATGAATGGGATGAAGTACTTAAGAAAGTTAAATGTAAAGAAAAGTATCTCCTCCAAGGTAATCACGACCTCTGGTTGGATAATTTCGCTAACAAGTATCCCTATCTTAGTGATTATACATTTTTTAAAGCGTGTAAAATCAAAGAGAGAGGATACAAATACACAGAATACAACTTACCAATCCAAGTAGGTAAGTTAGTATTCTTTCATGGTGCGTATGCGACAACGTATCATGCTAAAAAACATTTAGAGTCGTATGGTGAGAATGTTATGTATGGACATACCCACGACATACAACGACATACTATGACAAAGTTTGATGGCAACATTGGTGCTTGGTCTATGGGATGTTTAAAAGATATGTCACACGAGAATAATAAGTGGTTGAAGGGTAGACTGCATAACTGGGGTCACGCATTTGCTATTGTTGATTGGTTTGACAATGGTGAATTTAAAGTAGAAGTAGTAGAAATAACAGATGGTAAAACAACGCTATGGGGAGAGTTAATAGATGGCACCAAGTAAAGTAAAAGGTGAAAGCATTAACAATACTCGTAGGTTATACAACTTAAAAAAGAAAAAAAAGAAGAAGAAAACTAATGCCAAAAAAAGCTATAAACGTAAGTAACTTCAGCGGGGGAGTCAACAACAATACTAATCCTAGAGATTTAGCAGATAATGAATTTCAAATACTGCATAATGTTAGTAATGAAGTTCCTGGTAAATTGAAGATGATTGGTAACCAAGATACTGTTACTACCGATTCTGGTATTAATAGTATTACAGGATTGAACCATGGTAATGGATTACTAAATACTAACTTTGATAGAAATGTTGGTGCACCTACTGTTATTAACGAAACAGAATATTTATTTATTAATGACACCGTTAATAGTGAAGTAGAAATATTAGATGTTACTAATAACGATTTAGAGTCAGATACGATTAATTATGGAGATACTTCTTCTAAGATTGAAATGTATAATGTAGATGGTGCTGTACGTGTAGTACCACATTATGGCAATGCTGGCAATACTCCTAAAGTATTTAGTTATTACAAGTTTCAAAGAAGACTTGGTGGTAGTTCCAATATAATAGGTAACGATGAAACGGGAACTTATGCTACTAATGATTTATTTGTAGCACCATTACGAAGTAGACAAGGATATAATTATAATGTAGATACTCTATATAGTCATATAGAGCATGACGGTGAACCTCACTTTGACCCTGCTGAAGGTTCTGAAGTATATATACCAACAAGTGTAAGATTAAGCAATTTAGGTTCTAGTACAGCTCAAGAAGATAGATGGAATGTTACTTTTGCAACTCTTGAAGAAGATTTAGATGATTGGGATAATTTTGATGCACAACCAATAGACGGATATACTGACAGCCAAGAAGGTTCAATGGCTTTTATACCATATTTTGTTAATAAAAGCACTGAAAATACTGAATCAGATATACTTATAGATAAAAATAAAAGATATGGTTTTTGGTGTTCTAAAGTCTACAAAGATTTTAATGGTATTTCACAAGAATCTGCAGCTGCATATATTGGTGTTGCACCACAACATTTAAGTGCTGATGAAATTACGCAAGTATTACATTTTGGATTAGTGGGTAGAATGGGACAAAGAGAAGCTAATTATGCAGGTTTTAAAATATACTGGGGAATAATAGAAGATTACGTAGATGCTGACGGAACTAACACTACAATAGATGAAGGTTCTGTTGGTGCTAGATATTTATTTTGTGAAGTAGATTTTGAACAAGGAATACGTTTAGCAGGTGAAGATAGTTATAAACCTTTTGGCGTAGACCAAGTACAAGTTAATGTAGACCCCCAAAGATATGAAAATCAATTTGTGTATCCACCTAATTTTTATACATCAGGTAGTGATGCGTATGCAATAGGTGAAGATATATTTTCTTTACCAACTGTTGAACCTTATATTATAGATGCACCTAGTATTATAGGTGAAGCTAATACTGGATTTAAAACATCTACAATGTTGAATAGAAGAATATACGCAGGTAATGTTCAATACTATAATGAAAAACGTGAGCTAGTAACTAAATCTGATAGAGTATTAAAGTCTTTACCAAATCAATTTGATTATTTTGAAGAACAAAGTTTTATAGATGTAGAAGTAGAAGACGGTGATAGTATTGTAAGATTAGCTAGTACAGGTAATAAATTGTTACAATTTAAAAAACAAAATTTATTTATTATTAATGTATCAAGAAACATAGAATTTTTAGAAGCTACATTTGAATATAAAGGATGTCAAAAAGATTATCACGTAGTACAGGGTGAAGGATTTGTAGCTTGGTTTAATACGTATGGTGCTTACATATATGATGGTAATAGAATATTAGATATACATTTAAATGAAAATGGTCAACCTTTATTTGATGATTGGGGTACTAATTATTACCATGATAACAATGTAATTGGATTTATACCAAAAACAAAACAACTATATATTACCAATACGGTAACTGGTACTAATATATTAATGTTTGATATTAAGTCGCAATCTTGGATTACAAGCGATACATCTTTAAAAAAATCTATAGGTAATATGATAACAAGAAATGATGGTACACTACAATGGGTTGGTATTGACTCTGGTGCTATGAAACTATATAAATGGAATAATAGCCCGTATGGTCATAGTATAACTGGCACTATAATGAAAAGTAAAGAGTTTGATATGGGTACACCAATGGTACAAAAGAATTTAAATACATTATATATAAATTATAAGAATGGTGCTAATGTAACTGTAAAAGGGTTTGGTAGTAAAAAAGGTGCTGCACCGCTTGGATTAACTACTATTGGTGGTTTAACTGGTACATCAGGTACGTTTCAGACGCTTAAATTGCCTGTTCCTGACGATTTTAAGAACTTAGTGAGCTTTGGTATAGCCTTAGATGCTTCAGGAGCTATATCGAGCGATTTTGAAGTAAACGATATACAATTAGTATACAGGGATAAAGTAGTGCGATGAGAAAAGAAGGTAAAAGAATTTTAGATAGAGTGCATACTATTAAAAACAATACACAAGATATTGAAGAAACAAAACAACAATATGAAACACCTATAAAAGTAGATAGGAATATACCTAAAAATGCACAGGGTAAAGACGGAGATAGAAAAGTTGTAAAGGAAGGCAACGATAATTATCTATATATAAAAATAGAAGGAAGATGGATGAAGACGCAACTTCAGGAGGTAAGATAATATGGCAAGTAGAGCAGGATTAATAATGTCTCAAATTCGTGGACAAATGAGTCAAATTTACAGAGAAGACCCAGATGACGGCGGTACATTGACTGATGTAACAGCTGGGTTAATGGGAGCGAGAACAGCATACGAAGGAATAAAAGCATATCAAAATGTACGTGGTGATTTTGAAAAGAAATTTCAAACAGGACAATTTGCAGATGGAGAAGGATTTTTGGAAAAAGGAGCACAACGTTTAGGAGAGAAAATGTTTGGACCGTATAGTGCAGAAGGTGGTGCATTATATTATTCTGAATTAGCTAAAAAAGACCCTAGCGTAAAAGATGTAATGAGTTTCTATGACACAGATACTAATTCTAAAAGAGATATAGATTTGACCAAACCTTTATTTTCAGAAGCTCCAAAAAGACCTATGACAGAAACTGATATACAACTACCAAAAGGTGCTAGATTAACTGGAGGTGTTAGTGGAGATAATATACATACTAATTATGGTACTGGTGTTGTAAAAAAAGGTAGTGCTGAACACAGAGCTTTAATGAATAAAAGTTCTATGTTAGAAGATGAGTTTTTAGGAGACTTACCAATGTCTGATAAAGCTATTGGACAATCATCAGATGGTACATTGTTTTATTCTCAACAAGAAATGAGAGATTACACAAAAGGTTTTACGCAAATAGGCATAGAAAATGAAAAAAAATCTGCTGATTTATTAAAACAATTAATGAGACAAAGTATTAATTTAAAAACAAGTTTATAAGGAGATATTATGCAAGGAGCATTAGACATTATTAAAAAAAATAGAGGAGTTCAACAAGCTGATATGTTGCAACTACACGCACAAGAAGTAGCTGAGTTAGAATCTAAAGGTGAAAATATAGCACAAATAGGTGGTGGTCCAGGTAGAGGGGTGTATCAATATGAAATGTTTGATAATGGTGGTTCTGGAGCTGCTAAACATGCTTTAGTAAGATATAAAAGATTTTATAGCGAAGATGGTTATGGCGGTACTATGCCAAAAGAATTTAAAAAAGAATTAGATGGAATAGATGAAGAAAATCCAGATTTTACTAAGTTGTCACCAGAGTTGCAAACTGATATATTTTACGCAGATAAAGAACAGAAGGGTGATTTTCCATTAGATAAGTTAGGAACACCAGAGTTTAGTCATAAAGACGCTTGGTTAAAATCTCATTGGGCTGGTTCTACAAAAGATTTACCTGCTAAATCAAATTATTATGATACAACTATTAATAACATGATGAATAAACAGCAAGAAAAAAATGATGAATTAATATACAATAAAGCAAAACAAGAGCTTGCCCAAGAACTTGGTACGGTATTTAGTATTAATAATGTTATGGAAGATTTAGGGCAAGTATTTGAAACGTTTGAATAAGGAGAAAAATTATGAGTAAATTTGGAAAAGTAGCTGAAGGATTAGGAATGAGTTCTTTAGGACTAGGACTAACTCTTGGTGGAGCAGTATTAGGTTTTTTTGGGAGTAGAAGAAAACGTAAAAAAGCACGTAGGCAACGAGCACAAGCACGTCAGTTGTTAGGCCAACAATATGGTTCATTACAACAAGCAAGAACAGCTGAAGCAGCTGAATTTGCACAACAAAGAGAGTTTTTAGGAGAAGGACAGCAATTAGCACAACAAGCTGCATTGCAACAATATGGAGTGCAACAAGATGCATTACAATCACAAGTAGGTATGACTGGACTAGCAGGTAGCGGTGCTGGTATGCAAGCAATGCAACAAGGTCAAACTCAGTTTGCTCAACAACAAATGGCAAGAAATTTAGGAGTTAGAGAATCAGCATTTCAATTAGGTATGAGAGAATCAGCAAGTATTAGAGATATACAGTCAGCTGGTTTTGAGTTAGATAGATATGCTGCTGAAAAAGGAATTAAATCAAGTTATGGACAATCATTATTAGACATGTACGGAGGAGTATAAAATGGCAAGCAATCAAACAATACAAAACATAGCAAATATTTTAGGAATGTTAAAAGAGTTTAACGAACCATATAAAGAAGCAGAAAAACGTATGCAAGAAATGGCGTTTGAAAAAGATATGGTAGAATTAAAATATCAAAATCAATTAGAGTTAATTGATGAACAATTAGATGCTTCTAAAAATTTAGAACTATATAAAATGACAGACCCGAAAATTGTAGAAGAAAGAAAAAGAATGGAAGATGTAAGATTAAATGAAATAAAAGAAGGTCGTGCAAGTGCTAAAGAAATAGCAAATATTAGAGTTGAGGGAGAGAAAGAAATAGCAAAGATAACCACAAGCTTTAAACAAGATGTATCAGATGCTATAGAGCAAAAAGATTTAGATGCTTCTGGTAAATCTGCTTTAATAGGTTTTTTAGATAAAGATGCTCAAGGTGTTTTAACTGTTGAAGATATTAATGAAGCTTCTGGATTATTAGGTAGAGAGCTTTTTTTTGACAATACTACAGACCAGGTTATAGAACTAGGAAAAGATTCAGCTGCTGCTTTAGGTTTTGCTGGTGCTGGTAAACTTATGAGAGTTGGAGGAACAGCATTATCTAAAGTTCCAAATCCTTGGGTAGCTGCTGCTGGATATGGTCTTATTGGTTTAGGGTATTTAAGTCAATATGGTGGTGCTGGTATTGAAACTGCTCAAGTGTTAGCTGGTGCAGGTAGTATGGCAGCAGAAGGTCTTGAGAAAGCTACAGGAGTAGATTTAAATTTTCAAAAAGCAAGTATATTAGATAGCACTTTAAAAAATAGAAATAATTCATTATTGCAACTTGCAGATAGTGCTATAGAAGGACAAAATGCTATATTAGGAAATACTAGAGAAGGTGGAACTTTGAAAAAAGGTTTACAAATTAAAGTTGATTCTGCTCAAGACCCCGATTTATATAATTACATTAACAAGTATGGAAGCGAAGAACAGAAAAAAGAACTTAAACGACAAGATAATTTAATAAGCACTGTTATAAATCCAGTAATTAAATAGGAATATAAATGAATCAACAGCTTGATTATTTAAATAAGTTAGTTATGGGTGGAGTTATTACCCAAGAGGACTATGCAAACAGATTATACTTAGTATATCAAAATGAACCTACTGCGTTTAATCAAAAAGATACCGACTATGTAGAGCGTGTTATGAAAGCATCTGACATACCTTTTAATAGAGATATGGAAGCTGCTGAGCAATCTATGGGTTCTGTATTAAATCAATTTGTATCTGGTTTTGCTGAAGGGTTTACTACATTTGGTTGGGCTGATGATGCAGATACTACTACTGAATCTATAGCAAATAAAATGGGACACCTAGTAGGTTTAGCACCAGATGTTATTGCAGGTGTATTAACTATGGGTGCTTCTATACCTTCTGCTGTAGCTAAAGTAGGATTACGTTCTGGCGTTAAAAGAGAATCTTTAAAAGGGCCTCTTAAAGCTAGAAGAGCATTGAAAGAAGCTGCATCTGGATACTCTGCACAAACACAAAAATTAGCATCTAAATTAAAAGTTGGTAATTTTGATTTAATA